AGGCGCGGCAGTAGTGTTAAGTTCATTTAAATTCATATATGTATTTATACGGAAATTTAATTCATTATCAGAACGATAATGGTTGACAGTATACCTGCTGTCACAGTAGCGGCTGCACCGATTAGTATTTTATTACTACCTTGATGCATTTTGAGATTTTCTTCGCGCATCTCAATAACGGCGCTGTGAAGAGCAGACACTGCTTCCTCGACTTTGTCCAGTCGTGTTTCCAATCCCTTGTACCTTTCTGCACAAAGATCTACGTGGGCTTCTAAGTTTGTTCGTTCCAGAGCGGACATGTTTTACTTCTCTATATTCATCCAGTGTCGTCAACTGTTGATGGATCTTCATATTGAATTTATTAATGCCTTTTGATATCGGAGGCTAGTGACTAACTCCGTAGTTATGTGCCTTAGTGTGCCGTTGTGTGCCTTTGTATTTGCCTATGTTAGTATTTATAATGATAAGGTAGTTTTGTTAAACAGTGTGTTAATATAATTCTTGTTGATAGTTTCAAAACATTTAGTTTTTATTTCTGTTGTTTCTTCTAACTTGGTAATAATCGCAACTCCGTCACAGTCATTTATTAAATGATACATATCGTTGTCTTTGAACTTAAACACATCCGTATGCTCTATACTAAAGTCAATTCTCCATACAGTATGTAGTCCTTTATACCGTTTTCCAAACCCGTATTCAGCTACATCTTGTGTCAGTAATCTAGTGGTTACAGTGTTTATAGGCTGACTTCTTAGCCCAATTGTTTGTATTAATGTATTTTGGTTTTGTTGTTGATAATATTGAAAAGTGTTGTTTTTTTTGCTTCTAGTTTCATTTGAGTGTGTAACATCTACCAGTGTAAATGCTGTATAATTTATCATTTAATGGAGCCGCGACCAATAGCTCTACCTATTGCAAATCCGCCAACTGCTCCAGCTGCCGCTGCTCCAATTTTGGCCATTGTGTCACTGCCACGCATTTTTGGCGATTCTGCATTATGTGCATTCTTAACTTCTAATCCTTGACTGCGTGCCATGTCTCTGATAAAACTGTACAACTCACTGCGCAATGCATTAGTTCTGAAATACTGTAACATACGAGTAATTACTAGTTGTTTTTGCATACCATTTAATCGAGGCCAGTCTTGTGTTAATCTTCTAATACTGCGATAGTTTGAGTTTTGAATGTCAAGACCTCGTTCTAATTGCATAAAAAAACTTTGTGGGCCAGTAATTGGTCTGCCCATTTTCATTTGATTTAAAAAGTTTTTAATTTTCATTTCAGGCAAATTAATTCTAGCTTGCTGCATCTGATCTTTTTCTCTTGCAGTACTGGTTCCGTTTTTTAAGCTATTAAGAGTCATGTATAAATCAGTGCCACCAGTTCTAAAATTATTAAAGTTGCCGTTTTGTATTGTCTTTTTAGCATATGATTTCGCAACAGGGGCAAAATCATATTCATGATATAAAATATACAAAGCTAACATATTCATAAATGCAAGGTCAGCCATCGCTCTATTACTAGTGCCTTCGACTTTTCCCTTGGATCTGAACATGCGACTTTCAGTAACTTCTTTGCCTATAAAACTAAGACTCAAGCCTTTTTTGTTTTCACTCATAGTGTGACCGCCTTCGATCTCCGCCCATTGCTTTGCTGTATATTGTTCCATAGTAGTATTTACCTTACAAGTTTGGTTGCCAACGATGACGTGGAACCAACTTAATTTTATCTCTGGTAGCAACATATCCTTCGCCGCCACGCTCGCCTTTTGTAGTTGCTGTAACATCTGCGCCAGCACTGTCTAACTGATCAATGATATCGTTCTTTGCTGACTGTATTTTAACAACTAATTCTAGTATAGCATCCAAGCCTTTGACATCTCCTGCCATAAGTTTAGTTTGCTGTCCTGCACTGACCTTGCTGGTTTTTAGCCAATCGAAGAATCCTGTCCTGAGACGATCTAACTTACCTTGCTTGGTCATTTGGTTAACATAGTTGTAGAGAATTGCATCTTTTCTACTCAGTCCCTGTTCCGGCGCTAACCATGTGTCTATTATTTGTGCGTTCGCATTTGCCGTACTAACTATATCCTGAACTACACCGGTATCAACCTTAGGCTGATGTGTTACATATGTTTGACCTAGTACTACTACGTCATTGCTGTTTAGGCTTTTGGTATCTTTAATAACAGTGCCATTGTTATCTCCAAATGCATCGTGGTATGTGTGTACCACTACACCTACACTGCTGCCCGCTACACGCTTGCCTAACGCACTGTTGGGGTCAACAGTGTATGTAACTTTGTTAGGTGTAAACTGTAACCCTGCTTGTGAGCTTGCTATTGGCTTACGTGGACTGTACAATAAGTCTCCGTATACGTATCCTCGCATGTCACTGGGTGTATTTGCTTCCAGTACATCAAACACTCCTGCCATTTCACTGGCAAAGTCTTTGCGCCATTCTTCACCTTTGCCTGTACTCATAACAAAGTCTGCTAGTCCCTGACTGCTGGTTGTTTTGTTTTTGCCCCAGCCGTTTTTGCCAGTCATTACAAATTCACCATCTGGTTCTCTACCCCAAAACAGTGTAGGGTTACCATCCCATTTGATAGCTACATCGTTGCTGTCTTGTCCTAGTCGCTGTAGTACTTCTGCTGCTTTGAGTGCGCCTTTAGCGCCTTCAAACGTTACAAGGTCTTCGAGATGATTATACTCTCTGCCTTTTTGTGTAGCTTCTGTTAAAAACTGATTGGCTCTCATTAGTCAAGTTCTTTCCAATTTGGATCGTTAGCTCTGATATTTGCTAATAGCTGTTCGCCTTCTTTGCCCAATGCTGCTACGATAGATTCAACACTGCCCATATCTTCTTTTCGGGCATTAGGGCCTAATAATAATTTAGCAATCTCATTGATGTCACTGGTAATAAATCCGTTGGGATCTTTTTTACCGTTTGGTAAACGTTTAAACAATCCAACATAGTTACTCCACAGCATACCTTTTTCTCTGGCAATAATACTCAGCAGCTGATGCTTGTTAGTACCTTTAAAAGGACTGCCTTTTGGAATACTGTGTGTATGAAACTGTGCCGCATTGGCTGCATTAGGTACAACCATAATGTCTACTTGGTGTGTAGCATCGCCGCTTTTTACTTCTACGTGTACACTAGTACCGCTTTGTCCTGTGTTAAACCCTGCTAAGTCAAATACTTGACGTAGCTTTTTACGGATGTCAGCATCTTTAGCGTCTTCCATATTGAAGTGTTGCTTGAGTTGATCCACATCAACAATCATATCTAAGTCTCCACTTACTTTACCTGGAGTTGGTGTTGCGCCCGATCCAATGGGTATAGCAGTACTATTGGTCTTTGTCAACACACTGTTGATTGTTTTCATAATATCAGGTATTTTTTCGTGCGGAAAGTCTGTTGTGCCAGGAAAGACGTTGCCGCCTTCTTTCACATACTTTTTAAGTAGCTTGTTCTTTGTCTTTTTGTTGAAAAGACTATTGCCTTTTAATCTGCTGACTCTAAGTCCACGTTTTTTACGCTGCTTAGTCCCGCTTAATATGTCTGCTATTTTCATCGACTTTACCAATACCTCTTTGAAACTTACGTGGATCTTTGGTACGTATGCTATTAATCAAACGCTTGTTTAGGTCAGCGGCAGTTTCACTATCAAAACTTTCATTAATTAACTTAATTAAGTTTATCGCTGTAACTATCACTTGTTGTGCATTCGACTCAACAATATGCTTCTTGTCCCGTTTTGGTGACATAGCATTAATTTCTTCCAATAATGATCTCGTTTTACGCTTCATCTTAATAGTATTTAGTAAATATTGTTGCTGGAGCATTGGTGACTAGCACTTATGGCAGTTGCAAAGAAAAAGGTTCTCAACTTAGGATCCATTAAAAATAAGAGCAAAATCATCAATGGTATGCAAGGTACAAAACACAGGCACAACACAGGCTCATATTAATGACTCACCGTACTTTGCAGTTCAGAACACATATAGATAAAAGATAAGGTATACTGCACCTTTGCTTCAGCACACTATATATTCAAAGTTTTGGCAATCTTTGTGTTTTGCCAAAAACGTTGCGCCATTCTTTAAGTGAAACTTTTCTGCCATCTCTGTTAAAGGACTTAATGTAACAAATCTATTAACCCATTTTCGCTGCATACTGATGAGCTCAGCTACTCCGTTTACTAATTCTCTCCCTGCTCTTGGTTTATAACTCCAAACAGTGTAAAACACTGCTACTTCATTGCCAACAAACTCCAAATCACTTTCATTTGTTGGCACTTCTGTTGTGTACGCTACACATATACATGCAGCAATTTCGTTATCACGTTCTAATACATACACTTCTCTACCCGAACGTGTCCGCCATTCTTTGGAAATATGCGGTCTTACTGGATCGTTTTCTATATGTACTAATTCTTCGATAGTTGCTAATCTAATCACTACTGACTCTTTCTCAATAAACTCTTAAGTCTGTCTGTTGCATCCACTTGCGGATTTGCATCCATATTATTCTCTGAGACAGTTTCACCTGCAGGTGCTACACTACTCTTTGTTTTTAGCTTTTGATAAATGCTTGCAACTGCACCTTCATCTTCTTGTTCATCTGGATCCAAGTCTTCAATCTTCAAACTGTCCATGTTAAATGCCAAGTCCAGTTTACTACCGACCCCACTACTACTACGTGTTTTCATAAATTGTATTTGTACTCTGCCACGCTCTCGCATAGCTCTACTGCTGAAAATACCAATCAAGTTGTCTGCTGTGTTAATCTTACTAATACCGCCTGCAATGTGGCTGTGGTCAAATTCAATCTCATCAACTGCACTACGATTCAACTGCGATGCTGTTACAAATAATATACCAAGTTCGGTTGCCAAGTTACGCAATTCTTCACTAACAAATTTATCTTTAATAAATTGATCGCTTGGGTTAACTTTAACTGTGACTGGCATCATAAGATCCAAATAGTCAACCAGTAGTGCATCAACATGCAGGTTGTGTTGTATCTGATATTCTCTCATGTATGCTTTGATGTCGTTAACAGTAGTACCATTCTTCATTTGTATTACTTGTAGTTTGCCTGCTTTCTTACTGGCCATCTTAACACGCAATTCTACATCACTGCTATTCTTCATTACATCTTTGGTGCTCATGCCTGTAAGCATAGCATCCAGTCTCATAGCACACAGTTCTTCACTAAGTTCCAAACTGATGTACACAACGTTCTTGCCTTGTAATGCCCAGTTCAGTGCCAAGTTCTGCATAAACAAACTCTTACCACTACCACTACCACCTGCAAAGATGTTTAGCTCGCCTGGATTAAATCCACCATACAACACTCTATCAAATGTCTCCCAGCCAC